GTTGCCGTCGCCTTTTGGGTACAACAAAGCCGTATTAAGAGTTTGACCGCCGAACGGGATAAATACCGGAGCAATACCGAAACGTTGTTGCAGGACGTCCGAACCTATCAAACAAAGGATAGTTTGAACGCCGCCAAAGTTGGAGTTTTGGAGCTGAAATTGTCAGAGTTTGAAAAATACCGGGCGAGCGATGCGGAGTTGATAAAGACGTTGCAGGCAAAGAACCGGGATTTGGAACGGGTTACAACAACCCAAATGGAAACAATCAACGAATTGCGGGCAACCGTCCGGGATAGTATTGTATATTTGCCCGGCGATACGGTTACGACTGTATTACGTTGTATTGAGTATTCCGACAAATGGGTTGATTTTGACGGATGTATTAAAAATAATACGTTTTCGGGCAAAATTATAACACGGGATAGCCTTTTAATAACGGAAACTGTGCAATATAAGCGTTTTCTTAATTTTTTATGGAAAACAAAACGGATAAAAAACCGTGAATTTGATATTGTTTCAAAAAATCCAAATTCAAAAATTACCGGATTTGAAGTTATAACCATAGAGAAATAACTATCTTTGCACAAACGGGGATAGGTTGGAGTAGCTACCAACCGAAAAGGGCAAAAGCCAACAGCCCGTTCCCGTTTCTTTTAAATGTTGGCTTACTTATAAAGTTGGCAAATATGGAAATATGGAAAGATTTAACCGGGTATATAGGAATATACCAAGTTAGTAACAACGGGCGCATAAAATCATTATCCCGTAAAATAGTAAGAAAGAACGGGCAAATTGCCATAGTTAAAGAGAAAATATTAAAATCTAAAAAAGACCGTTACGGATATTTTTTTATTGTATTAAGCAATAACAACATAAGGAAAACAATATTAGTTCATCGTTTAGTTGCGGCGGCTTTCATTCCGAACCCGGACAATTTGCCGGAAATTGACCATATCGACGGCGACCGGATAAATAACCAAGTAAATAATTTACGTTGGTGTACACGCAAACAAAATTCCAATAATCCAATATCAATTGAGCGTTACCGAAAAGCCGGAATAATTCAAAAGCCATATAAACAACTGCAAATTCCAGTTCAGCAATTAAAGGACGGTTTTTTGATTGGTTCCTATTCAAGTATAAGAGAGGCGGAACGAGCAACGGGGATAGCGCATACAAGTATAAGCCGAGTAATACGGGGAACATTAAACACGGCGGGCGGCTATAAATGGAAATATAAAGAGTAATAACAGGGGGGGGATTGGAACCAAGCGTTGCAACCCCATTTTTGTTTTTGCCCGTTTTTAGCCCCGTATTTCGATTATTTTGTTTGAATGGATAAAATACCCACCCCGGCAAATAAAGTGGCTTAAAATGAAAATTCGCCAAAAATAACTTTGCGGGGAGCCAAAAGAACCGTTTTTTGTCCGCAAATCGAAAATAAAAGAAAATTCTTTTGGTAGTTAAAATAAAATGCCATATCTTTGTGCCATGTTAATAAAACGACCGGGCGTTTTCCCGGCAACAAAAAGAGCGATACAATGAAGCCCGAAGATATTTACAACGGTTTGGAATATACAACAAAAGAGATTAACCGTACTTTCAAAATCAAAGTAAACGGATTGTTCAACGGCAAAAAGATTAACACGTTGGTTGGCGTTTCCGGTTTGATTAAGTTAGTAGGCGTTGAAATGGCGAACAAATTATTGCGCCGTGCTTTCCGTTGTGTCAAAGACGCCGAACATTGTAAGTTGCGCCGGGGTTTGAAAATATCCTTTTATTATTACTAATCCGACCGGGCGGGTTCCCGGAACCAAATAAATTTCAAATATGGAAACAAAGAAAAGAACACAGGCGACGGACATTGCCGAGATTGCAACCAAGTTAGACGGCAAAGTTAAATTTTCGTCAATCATTTACAGCCAACAAATGTTGTCGGAGAAATACCGGGAAACAGGGGTAAACGATATGTATTTTATCGGCAAAAAATTTGGGTTGTGGTTTTATACAAGCCGGGCGGCATTAGATAACCTTTGTTATCTGCAAAACCCTAAATTCCCGACGTGGGTATTGTGCGAAAATTCATTGAGTTTGTACGAAATAAGATAATAACCCGCCGGGGGTTCGCCCCCGGCACAATAACAAAGATTATGGCAAAGTATATTTTGAGCAAGAAAGCGAAAGGCAAAAAGTATCAATACACCGTTACCGACGAAAAAGGCAACGTTATTTCAACAAGAACGTCCGCCCGTGATTATGTGGCGTGTACCGCCAACGGCGAATTTTATTTTGGGCGGTTGGACTTAATCGGCAAAGGCGACCACGGCAAAGGGTTGAGCCGCACGACGGAAATATTGGCAAACCCCGAACGGGCGTATAAAAAGCAAGTTGCGTACTTTGTGCCGTCTTTTCGGAAAGAATGGATGGCGGAGAACCCCGCCGACGAATGGATTGCCCGCAATGTTAATTGGGCGACCGAACGCCAAAAGGAATTAAACGCAATTGCGTATTTGCAATAATAACCAAGCCGGGGGCGCAATCCCCCGGCATAATCATTTAGAGCGATGAATAAAACAAAGCGTTACCGATTAAGTCAAGATATGTATAAGATAATCCAAAATGCAAACGGCGGGTTATTTTTGCTTTATACCCGGCACAATCCCGGCGATGTGTTGAACCTATTGTTAGATGGCAACGATATTGGGTTGATGTGCCGAGTTGAGAGCCGACACGACCAATATTATAAATATTGCAAAGTAATAACAGATAAAAAATAAAGATATGAATGTATTAAGTTTATTTGATGGTATGAGTTGCGGACAAATTGCGTTACAACGTGCTAATATTGATTATTGTAATTATTTTGCATCTGAAATAAACAAACAATCAATCAGTATAACACAACGCAACTTCCCAAATACAATACAAATCGGCGATGTGCAAAAAGTGAGTTATAAAAACGGAATTTTGTCAACTGAAAACGGAATATTTGAAATTGGAAAAATTGATTTATTAATTGCCGGTTCCCCGTGTCAAGGTTTTAGCAAGGCGGGTAAAGAATTGAACTTTAATGATGAAAGGAGTAAATTGTATTTTGATTTTATACGAATATTAAAAGAAGTACAACCAACATGGTTTTTATTGGAAAATGTAAAAATGAAAACAGAGTTTTCGGATATAATAACCGAGCATTTGGGAGTTAATCCAATATTGATAAATTCCCGTTTGGTTTCAGCACAAGACAGAAAAAGGCTTTATTGGACTAACATAAAAGGAGTTGAGCAACCAAAAGATAAAAATATTTCGTTTCAAGATATTGCCCCCGGTTGGTTTTGTGGTTGTATGCGTGGACGTCGTGTTTTGAATAATAGGCGTTGCGATTATAACAAAAATGTACCAATTGAACAATACATTGAAAATCGAAAAGATAATAAAACTAATTGTTTAACAACGGTAACAAAGGATAATGTTGCAGTACGAACAAAACAAAGGTTCATAAAAATAACAGAAATTGAATACCGATATTTGACGCCAAATGAATATGAATTGTTGCAAACAGTCCCAATAGATTATACGGCTGGTATTTCAGATAGCGCACGCCGCACCATGTTGGGAGAGGGTTGGACGGTTGATATTATTGCACACATATTTAGATATATAAAAAATACCCCCGGCAATCCGTAAGGACAACCGGGGGCGGTACGCAGTAACCGAGAGCGATGTTTGAGGTTATGCGGTATTGCAAAGGTAGGTTAAAAATCGGATATTTCACGCACCCGGCAAAAATGATTTCGCAAAACAAAGATTATATTTTTGGTAATTAAAAAAATCTTTCTACCTTTGCAGAACAAAAGATTAACAGCCTACCCGGAGGGATACCGGGAAATGATATGAAAATAAAAGAAAGTGAGCAATTAAAGATGTTGGCGACCGAAAGCGGGAAAACAGCCAACCAAGTATCCGAAACAATCGTTACGGAGTTAATCAACAAACAGATTATCGAGAACATAAGCGACAATTGGGGGTTCCCGGTCGCCGATTGTTACGAACGGGATGTTTTCGTAGTGGAAATGGTGGACGTTATCCGGGCAATTGGTATTTCCCCGGTTCGTTCCGTCCATTTGGACGCCCTGTTGGAATGTGTATTGATTGGCGACGATGATTGCCCGGAGTGTGGCGGGGAAATGGAGGTTACAGACGGCGAATATAGACGTACCGGAGGCGACGGATATTTGACCCCGCCGGAATATAGCCCGATTTGGGAGGAAAAAACGTGCCGCAATTGCGGATATAAAGAGAGCAACGAACCAAGTTATTAACAAAAAAAATTTAAGTTATGGCATTGAGATTAAGAGTAAACGAAGCAATCGCCCGTTCCGAGGCGAACGGGAAAAAGGTTTTGAAAAAAGACATTGCCGCCCGTCTTTTTGAGGGTGCAAGCGAGAGCGCACAACAGGTAAATATGACGAATTTGTGTAACGGCACAACCAAACGAATTGTCCCGGAATGGGTCGTTATTATTTGCGAAATGTTGGATTGTTCGGCGGATTACTTGTTTGGCATGGAGGGCGGAAACAATGAAAAGTAAGTTTATCGAATGGTTGGAAGCCGCCGCCGAAACCATGTTTTCCGGGTTATTTCAAGCGAAAGCCCTAATTGTTACGTTTGGCGCATTGGGATTATGTTGTTTGATTGGCGCATTTTGGAACCCGTGGCAATTGTTATTGGCGGTAATGTGCGCCGCAATGGTATTATGTGGAATTTCAGAATATAAAAAGTACAAGTAATGAGAGCAAAGAGCGATAAACCGGGCGACCCGGTAAAAGAGGTTGCGGGAACCGTCGGCAATGTTGCCCCGGATATGTTCCCGGAGATTAACGATGAACAACAAACAATTATTCCCCCGTTCGTTGAGGTTCAACCGGAAAAACCAACCGGAGTGTTTGAGATAATACCGGGCATGACGGTTGAGGAAATGACGGCAATGTTTTTCGACGAAAAAACATTGATTGAACCCCCGTATAAGGTTTGGCAGTTAAACAGCAAGGGACACCGATATTATTACCGATATGACGACGCCGGGAACCCGGAGTTTTTCCCGTCGGTTACAACCATATTGTCCCAAACATTACCCAAAGCTTCGCACCTTATAAATTGGATTGCGAACAAAGGCATTGAGGAAGCCGAGCGATACAAAGGCGAACGGGCGGCGTATGGAACGTTTATGCACGCCGCATTTGAGGAATTATTAATTAACCGGGCTTATGATTTGGACGGGTTAAAAGGCAAACTAAAGGAATATATAGAGGTTTACCGATTGCCGGACGACTTTATTTATTACGCCGACGATTTGAAAAAGGACGTATTGGCGTTTGCTCAATTCGTATTAGATTACGACGTTCGCCCGTTGGCGGTTGAAATTGCGTTAGTGCATCCATATTATAAGTATGCCGGAATGATTGATTGCCCGTGTACCATGTTGGCAAAGATAGGCGGCGACGAACGTATTAACGCAATCGTCGATTTTAAGAGCGGACGCAAAGGATTTTACGAGGAAAGCGAAATACAATTAGGGATGTACCGGGATATGTGGAACGTCAATTTTGAACAATTCCCCGTTACCCGTATTTTCAATTTCAGCCCGAAAGATTGGCGCAAACGTCCGTCGTACAATCTGAAAGAGCAAACCGAAAGCCCCAATATACGCAAAATCCCCTATCTGTTGGAGATTGCCGCCATTGAGGACGAAAAGCGGGATAATACGTTTACGGCGGTTAATGGTATGGTTGTTTTGGACGATAACCCGGATTTGTCCCAAAATGTAATATCGTTGTCTTTGGCGGAATTGATTAAGACGAAAGCCCCGGCGGAAAAGAAAAAGCCGGAACCCGAAAAAGCCGTTACCGTTGGGGATTTGAAACCGGAACCGGAACAAAAAAAGCAAATGGCGTGTTCAGAATTTGAGGTTACAATAAACGATGCTGCCCCATATTCTTTGTGGGAAGTAACAGATATTGCAAAAGTAAACGGCGTTGAATTGGTTGAAAAGGGTTTGAATTTAGACCAACACAGATGGTACAGCATAGCAACCAATATTTACAAATGTTCTGACGGTTATGTAAAAGTTACCGGGGCATATCAAAGTTTTTCAGAGTCGCAAACGTGGGAGGATATAAACGTATTTTCAGAAGCGGAAAAATTGCAGGGAAAAGAATTGCAAGCGTTTGAATTGAGAATGAAAGCGTATGAAATAGAAAACGCCCCGGAACAACAGCCGGAACCCGAACAACAGCCGGAACCGGAGATTAAGAAAACAAAGATTGTGAAACGCACCGGGAAAACGGCAAAGGAGGCGGAAAAGAAGCCCGCCACGGGACGAAAGACGGCAAAACGGACGGTTGCACCGGAAAAGGAACAAAAGCCCGCAAATACGCCAAAAAAGCCCAAAAACGAGAATAAGAAAAGATTGTTGAACGACGACCCCGAAATATGAAAACGATAAAAAGATTTGATTGCTATTTGATAAACAAAAACGGCGTTGTTTTCTCTAAAATAACGGGGAAAGAATTAAAGCCGTTTTTGCGTAAGGGTTATTTGTGTGTTTGTCTTTATAATTTTGGTATAAAATGTACTATCTATGTTCATAGATTAGTTGCCGAAACATATATTGATAATCCACGAAATAAACCATGTATCGACCATATCGACGGGAACCCGTTTAATAACCATGTGGATAATTTGCGTTGGGTTACACATTCGGAAAATAACAATAATCCGATTACAAAACAACGGCAATCTAAAAGCGCAAGTAAGCCAATGACGGGTAAATTTGGAGCCAATAACCACTTATCAAAAGCGGTTTTAATGCTTAAAAATGGCGTTGTTATTAAAGAATACCAATCTATAAATTTGGCAGAAAGGGACGGTTTTAATAATTCGCTAATAGTAAGATGTTGCAAAGGATTACGCAAAAAACATAAAGGTTATGAATGGAAATATAAAAGGTAGGATTGTTAGACCGGAGGCGGAAAAATCCCGTTTGATTTTACCCCGTGTCGGACAAATAAAAATCGGAATGAAAAACGCCAACGGATACCCGCAAAGCGTGGATTATTTCATACCAACGGGAAAGTATGCCGGGTTATTTACACAGGCATACGGCGAAAAGCCCCAAACAATCCAAATCGTTTTCCCGGATGACGACCCGGCGAAAGTATGCAACGAGCGGTACGAGTACCGGGACGACGACGGACGATTGATTGCGGCGGGCGACGGCGAAACGTTCCAAGTTTGGGACGGCAAAAAGTACGAAACATTGACAACGGAGGAATACCCGAATTTGATGTTGGCAATTACCAAGCGTTACCCCAATCGGAAAAGCAAACAGGACGGACACGACGGTTGGGAAATTACGTTGACGTTGAATTTTATTGTACCGTTGGTACGTGGGGTTGCCGGGGTATGGCAGTTTTCAACAAAGGGTACGGCGTCCACAATTCCGCAAATCCGGGAAACGTTCGACGGTATGTTAGAGGAACGGGGATTTTGCAAAGGCATTATCTTTGATTTGAACGTACAATTTGCCACAACTCAAAAGCCGGGAGACCGTTCCCGCTTTCCTGTTGTCTCATTGGTTCCTAATGAAAGTGCGGATAATGTTTTGAAAGTGCGCAAAGCGTGGGAACCTGCAAAGCAATTGGATAATGAATAAAAAATGCTATATTTGCGTCGATAAAACAAACGACTACCACCGTTTGCAAAGTATTGCTAATTTATTTAGCGCAAAGCCCGTTTTCCGGTGTGTGGTAGCCCGGATTGCGGGCTTTTATATTTTAATTATGGATTTTATTATAAAAAACAAATGGATTAACGAATTGCATTTGAAAGGTAATAAGTTAATGTTGTATGCAATGATACACGCCTATTGTGTTAGATATGGCGAGTATTCAAAGGGTATTTTGTATTTATCCAAATGTTTAGGGATAAACAAAAGCACTGTAATTGATTGCCTTAAATGGTTATGCGAAAAAGGATTATTAATAAAATCAGTTCAGCCCGTAGCAGAACCGGATGTTTATAAAATATCAATATTATGAAATACACGATATTAATAAACCAATATGCCGCCGTTAATAGCGGTTTAGATTTAGATTTAATAGATTTGGCGATTTTTGATTTTATAAAAGATTTCGCCAATTGTGCAAGTTGCGTTAAGATGCACACCCCGGAGGGAATATATTTTTGGATTTCCCACAAGTTAATATTAGAAGCAATGCCGTTATTGAATATAAAGACAAGTCAAGGCATGATAAAGCGTATTGATAATTTGATTAAAGCCGGAATTTTACAAAAACATCCTAATTGCGAATTGTATAACAAAACTCTGTATTGTTTTGGTGAAAATTACGAGTTACTAACATTTACCGAAAAGGCAGCAAGGATATTAACCGGAGTTGATACCCCTAAACAAAAGTTGATGCCCCCCATAAACGAAAGTTTAGGGGTACCCATAAACGAAAGTTTAGGGTATAATAGTAATAATATAGATAATACAATAAATGATAATGAGAATACCCCCAACAACAATGTTGTCGGGGAATTATTCCCGGAAGAACAAAAGGTTGAGGAACCAAAGGAGAAAAAAACGTTATTCCGTAATTCCGACGTTTACAAAATGGTTAAATTTGAAAACGGCGTTGGCGTGGATTATTCAGAGTTTGAAAGTAAGTTTGCGACACCGGAATTTGAAAAGGTCGATTTGGTTTATTACTTTCATTCGGTTAGCGATTGGAGCGACCAAAAGAATATGAAGCGCACTAAAAACGGTTGGTTGGCGACCGTCCGCAATTTCATACGGGGGGACGTCGAAAAGAAAAAGTTGCATTTGAAACCCGAATACAAAGCCCCAACGCAAAGATTGAACGTTGCCGGGGCTATTGAGTATTTGAAAGATGATTATTAACAATGGAAGCATTACCCGAAAAGACAAACAGATTGCCACAAACGTTGCCCGAAAAACGACAATCCGCCGCCGTTTTGCTTTATAGCGGAACGGCAAAAGCAATTGACGTTCGCCGGGCGATGGTTGAGTTACCGGAGGTTGCCAAAGCATTAACCCCGGTCGAAAAATATATTTTCGTGGCGTCCACAAAAAAACAGATTGCCGAGATTGACGACGAAACGTTGATTGCCAAAACCGGGCAAATGTTCCGGTTTATCGCAATGGACGTGGGGTTTATCATTCCCACGGAAAACCGGGACGATTGGACGTATATTTGTACCCGGTTGTTGGATTTGCTCAAACGCTATTATTCGCAATTAACATTATCCGAGGTTAAATTAGCGTTTGAATTGCTGATTACCGGGGAATTAGACGACTATTTGCCAAAGGATAGGGACGGCAACGCCGAACGGAAACATTACCAACAATTCAACGCCGATTATTTCGCAAAGGTATTGAACGCATATTGCCGGAAACAAAACCAAGTTATCGGCAAAGCATATACAGCGTTACCGGAACCGAAAAAGGAGTTAAGCCCGGAGCAAATCCGGTATTATCGCAATCAATCGGTTATGACTTGTTTAATGTGTTTTTTGCGCTATAAATATACCGGGCGTTTAGTGTTTGGATTGACCGACGAAATGTTTGTTTATAATTGGTTGTTGGGCGTTCGGTTAGCGGATGAAGTGAAAGAAACCGAGGACGACCGCAAAGAAGCGTATAACCGATTTTTGGCACGTGCCGCCCGTGGGTTCGTTAATGAATTTACGGTCTACCATGTTCGGAAACAAGGAACCCAAAGCCCGGAAATTGATTATACAGCCTTTGAGGTTGCCCGGCGCAAAAAAATTAAACGGACGTTTGACCGAATGATTAAGGACGAAATTTATATCTATCATTATTTAAGGTTTGAAAAATGAAAAAAAGAGTTTCAGCGACAAAGTTGTACCGACTTTGGGAAAGTATAAAAGCCCGTTGTTATAATCCTAAAAGAAAGGATTATAACAATTATGGAGGTCGTGGAATAACTATTTGCAAAGAATGGTTTTGTTTTGATGCCTTCAAAAATTGGGCTTTAGAAAATGGATATAACCCCGGTTTAGAAATTGACCGGATAGATAACGACGGGATATATAGCCCGGAAAATTGCCGTTTTGTTACTCATTCGGAAAATAATAGAAATAGGCGAATACGCCGAGATAACACAACCGGATATAAGGGAGTAACCCGGCATAAACAAACCGGGAAATATAATTATGAAATTCAAATCGACGGAATACGATACAGAAAGAGCGGTTTTATAACTGCAAAGCAAGCGTATGACGAACGATTGATTAAGATTGAACAAATAAAAAAGATGTTATGAAAATAAATTGCATTATAGGCATAGACCCCGGAAGCAATGGGGGTATTGTGGTTTGGCGACCCAACCACAACGCAACGGCAATTAAGATGCCTAAAGACATTAACGAGATACGGGATTTTCTCAACTATTACAAAGAGATTTGCACGCCGATTGTCTTTTTGGAAAAATTGAGCGTTCGCCCGGACGACGTAACAGTTGGCGATGCCGGGGCAAACATGGGTAAATTGCACCGCATACAAAAGATGTTGCAAAACTTTGAGCATTTGAAAGCCATTATAACCGTCGCCGAAATACCGTTTGTTTTGGTTAATGCGATGAAGTGGCAAAACGACCTTAAATTGCGTATTAAGGTAAAAGGAAAAAAGGAAGAAAAGGCAGACCGCAAACGACGGTTCCGGGATATTGCCGGGAAATTGTACCCGGAGATTACCCCGGCGTTGTGGAATGCGGACGCAACGTTAATAATGCACTTTGGACGGTTCATTTTACAAAACAACCCCCGTTGGGTTTTGGAAAATTTGCCCCAACAAATGCACAATCGTTTATTTTAAGCCCGTAGGGGCGTTTAATTATTCAAATGGTACTTATATGGCAGACGAAACAAAAGCCCCGCAAATCGAAAATCCCGAAAAAATAACGGCAAAAGATTTGGCGGAAATGGTAAAACAGATGCGGCACAACCAACGACGTTGCCAACGAAACCCAACCCCGGAGAAATTGGCAACGTTGGAACGTTGGGAAAAACAAGTTGACGCCGTGGTTGCCGTATTGACCGATACACAAATGAAATTATGGTAGAAATATTACATTATCCGAAAGCGAGCGTCATATTAAATGATGGCGACGAAATAAGAGTAGAATATATACGCAAAGTATCATATAACGCAAAAACACTAAAACGGTTATGCGGTTGGGTTTATAATACGGAATTTATAGGAATAGTTGAAAATGGTTTCGTTAAATTCCGGGATAAAAAGAATACGCATAAATTTTCACATTGTGTTTATAATATAGAGTTGTATATTGTGCATCAATATGTACGCTTAATTTCTATTAAGCGACATAGAAAACAACTAACATTATGGTAATGGATTATATCTATTTAGGCGACCGATTGACCCGCCCGGAATTGCGACGTATGCCGTGCCGGGCGGTTCGTCGTTCCGATGGTAAATGTATAAGAGGACGCAACGGCAATATGTTAGTTGAGTTTGACGGCGTGGGTAAATGTGTTATTATAGGGCGTTTATTGCGGAAAATAAAAAAATAACCGAAAATAAAAGGTAAAAGTTTTGGTATACCCATTATTTTACATATATTTGCGGCATGAAAAAAGGTAAATACTTAATAGAATATGATTGTTACGTTGCTGAAAATGGCAATATAACGCAAAATGATAAGGAAATAAAGCCTTATTTGAACGGTGGCTATATGACTGTAAAATTAAAAATCAATGGTTTAAAAGTTATGCGGGTTCATAGATTGGTTGCTTTGGCGTTCATTCCCAACCCGGACAATAAACCATGTGTTGACCATATCGACGGGAATAAATTAAATAATCATGTTAATAATTTACGTTGGTGTACTATTGGCGAGAACCTAAAATTTGAGAACGTTAAACGTGTATCAAAATTATATCCCGTTAAACGTATTGATAAATTAGGTAATATTGTATGTTTTGATAATATTTTAGATGCGTGTGTTTTTCCTTGGCAAAAGTATGTAATATTACAGGTATGTAACGGGAAAAGAAAAACATACAACGGTTATAAATGGGAACATAACGACCCGGCGATTTCCGGGAAATAAATAAATTTAAAGAGCGATGTATATTAAGAAATTGGAATTGTTGAATTTTCAAGTTATCAAAGAGTTCAACGCAGATTTTGAGGGTAATGTATATTTCATTACCGGGGACAATGAGTTAGGCAAATCAACCCTTTTAAAAGCAATCGGCGCAATGTTGACCGGGAACCGGGACGCTGTGTTGAAAAATGGCGAGGACAAAGGATTTGCAAAAATGGTTGTAGGTAACGACGGCGAAAATTACGAGGTCGAATTAAAGTTTACCAAAGCCAACCCACGGGGGACGTTATCCATTAAATCCCAAACAACCGGGATGCGTTCGGATAACGTTTCAATGCTGCAAAAGATTTTCGGCTACCAAGATTTTGACGCCGTGGAGTTTTCCCGTTGGAGTGAAACCGCCGAGGGACGCCGCAAACAAATTGAGGTTGTAAAGGCTTTGTTGCCGGAAAAGGTGCGCACCCGGATTGCAGAAATTGACGCCGAGGTTACGACCGTTAAGGACAAAAGAAAAGACGCCAACACCGAGGTCAAGACGTACACAACCATTTGCGCCAACGCTGAAAAGCAATTGAAACCCGGCGACGTCAAAACGTATGCCGAGAAAAAGGATATTACGGCGTTGATGGAAGAACAAAACGAAAATGCCCGGTTGATTGAGAAAGCGAAAACGGTACGTCAAGCCCGGCAACAAAGGATTGAACAATTGGAGGCAATCCCCGGACGAATTAAAGAGGCGGAAGAAACCCGAAAAAGTAATATTAAGGCAATCGACGACAAATTAGCCGCCGAGGAAAAAGAAGTTGCCCGGATAATTGCCGAGGCAAACGCCCGGTTGGAAAAAGCCAAAGAAGATGCGAAAGCCAACAAAAAAGCCATTGAAAACGATTATAAGGAAACGTTGCAAGTTATCGTAAATGACAAATCCGAGTTTGTGAAACGTAAAGCGAATGCCGACAAATGGTTAGAGGAATACGAAGCCAATAACCCGGAACAATTAGACACGGCGGAACAACTCAAAAAAGCCGAGGAACACAACCGTATCAATGCGTTGGTTGTGGATTACATGGCAAAAAAGAAACAAAAGGAAGCCGCCGAGAAAACCGCCCGCACGTTTGAGGACAAATTAGGCGCATTGGCAAAGGAAAGGGAAACACTTATTGCAACGTCCAAATTGCCGATTGCCGGGCTTTCGTTCACGGACGACGGGTTAGAATTAAACGGCGTGCCGTTCGTTGCCGGGAAAGTGTCAGATAGTCAAATTATGGAGGTTGCCGCCAAACTGATTATCGCAAGCAATCCGACGGTTAAGGTGTTCCGCATTGCGAGGGGCGAAAGTTTAGGCGAAAAGCGTTTGCAGGCGATTATAGACATTGCAAAGGCAAACGGTTTTCAAGGCTTTATAGAGGAAGTAAAGCGGGGACAAACCGATTTAGTAGTTGAGGAATACACGGAAAACTAATAATAACCGGGGGCGGGCTTTCCGTCCCCTTAAAATCTAAAACAATGGCATATACATTGAACGATAATTTGAAACGTTGGGCGGAACAATACGAAACCGCCGAGTTTATCCAATCCGACCCGGTGCAAATCCCGCACCGTTACGATAGCCGGGTAAATATTGAGATTAGCGCATTTGTTACGGCGTGGATTGCGTGGGGTTCCCGCAAACAGATAATCCAAAAGGCGGATTTTATCGACCGGGAAATTTTCAAGGGTGCGCCGTATCATTACATTGTTGGAACCGATACGCAGGGAGCCGCCCCGGAATGGAAGCAATACAAAGGCAGTAAAGAGAATTTTTATAGAACGTTTACATACGCCGATTTTCACGACCTTTGCGCCCGCTTATTTGACGTATATAGTAAGTTTGAGAACATGGAAAAGGCATTGCAAGCGCAACCGGGCGGGCGTCCATTGGAGCAATTACAACGTCTTTTCGGCGATGTTAAGGGCGTGCCGGATATGGAAACGAAAAGCGGTTGCAAACGCTTATGTATGTTTTTGCGTTGGATGTGTCGCCACGGTTCCCCGGTTGACTTTGGATTGTGGACGATTTGCGACCCCCGTAATTTAATCATTCCATTAGATACCCACGTACATAAACAGGCATTGCGGTTGGGGCTTGTAAAACGTCGGACGCCGGATTTGCAAACAGCCATTGAGATAACCGACCGTTTCGCCGAGATATTCCCGGACGACCCGACAAAGGGCGATTTTGCGTTGTTCGGTTATGGAGTGAATAAGGGTAAGGTTGCACCCGTTACGACGGAACCGGAGCCGGGCGAATTTGTTGTTGCATTTGCAAAAGTATTGGATAAGCGGGAAACGAAGTTATCACGGGCGGAACGGGACGTTATCCATACAATCGGAATGACAGCGTTTAATAAGACAATGAAAAAATTAATAGCCGATGAAAAAGCGAGAAATAACAGCAACGGGGACAATAAACAATAACGGCGGGTTGGCAATGTACATGGGGGAATTAAACGAGTTTTTCAAGGGTTGGAAAGGTTCCCGCATTATTGCCCGGTTTATTGTTGCGTCGCCCGGTTCGTCCGAAGCTTTGAAAGGCTATTATTTCAACTATGTTGTACCCACGTTCCGACACGCCATTTGGGAGGCGGGCGAACGTCTTACGGAGGAACAAACGGAACGGAGGTTGCGGGAGTTTTCCCCAATTATGTACGTCGAGCGGGTCAACGAGGAAACCGGGAAATATTCCCACGAATTGCGCACCGTGGCGGAATTGTCGAACGCCGAGTTAATCGAGCATATCGAAACACTCAAACAAATTGCCGCCGAGGAATACAACACGTATATTGACGACCCCCGAACGTTGTAAGGTATGTTTTGCAAGTGTAACGGAAAGCGTAAGAATTACCCGTTGGCGGGTTGGCGGATTATTCGCCACGAATACACGCCAAAGCATTACAGCCGGATAAAGTGTTTGCGTTGCGGGTGCGTTTGGATTACACGGGCAAAATATGTTGAGCAAACGCCCAACGACGACGGGCAAAAACGATTATTTAACGAATAAAAAAGTAACGAGAGTATGAAATTTGAATTAAAAGACATTTGTTTTTTCGATTGCGAAACAACAGGAGTACCCGCAAAGGGTTTGAAATGGGATGCGGATTTTAACCAATTCCCGCACGTCGTACAATTGGCGTGGGCGTTCGGCGACAAAGAACGCAGTTTTATAATTAAGCCGGACAATTACGAGATACCGCCGGAAACAACCGCAATACACGGGATAACGACCGAACGGGCAATTGCCGAGGGTGTACCGTTTGCCGAGGTTATCGACGAATTTTTGACGGATGCCGCCGCCGCACCGCTTGTATGTGCGCACAACATTTATTTCGATACGTCGATGTTGAAAGCGAACATTTTGCGTTATTGCGGCAAAGAGTATTACGACGCCAAAGCCGAGGACGCATTGCACAAGGGAAAGCGCATTGATACAATGATGAAAACTATTAAATTTGTCGGCGCATTGTATTCAAACGGGCGACCGGGAAAATATCCCAAATTAGAGGAATTATATAGTAAGTTATTCCCCGGCGAAACATTCCCGGCGCATGACGCATTAGAGGACATAAGGGCGTTGCGCCGTTGCGTCCCGGAATTGGTTAATTTGGGGATTATTGAGTTAGCGCAAAAGGAATACCCGGCGGAACAACTCAAAGCCCAATTTGAGCCGGAAAAGCCCAAAGGCGGGCGCAATATTGAGTTCCACGACCCCAACCCGGTAACGGAACCAATCGGAACCGGGGAACCCGTCCCGGAACCAACCCCGGAACCGGAACGCCCGGCGGTTCCGTCGAATAGTAAGACACGGGAATTGTTGGACGAAAACGAATTTTGATTAAAACCGTGCCGGGCGGATTCCCGGCGACAAATAATATTATAATATGAACGAAGAAAAAAAAGCCGCAAACGTTATGTTAATACCAAGTGAAAAGGCGTTTGCATTGTCGAAAGTAAAGACATTAAAGGACGGCGGGTTAGACGTGCATTATGAAGTTACCGAAACAATCGGCAATGAGAGTTACACGAACAAATACCACGTCGAAAGTGCAAAGGACATACACCCGGATTTGCGGGATTGTTTCGACCGTTTGCGCCCAATCATGGGACGGATTTTTAATATTACGTCCTTTCTTTCAATGGTTGAAACGTCCGATTTCAAAGCAACCAAAAAGCAAAGCGAGTTATCACGGGATTTTGCCGACGAAATGTTGAAAAACATAGAGGTTCGGGGCGTGTCCTTTTCCGGTCAAGACGATAACGTTGGGGTTGTCCTTACGGGATTGTTCACGGTATCCAACAACCAAAAGACGGCGATAAATTCGCCCCGTCTGAAATTCAATACCGAAACGTTCGGTTTTGAGGAGGAATTGGAAGAAATCGTTGCGGACATTGAAAACGAGGTTTACGCATTTTTGTTCAAAGGCAAAAAGGCGCAATTGGAATTGTTCGGGGCTGACGGCGAACCCGCACCGGGTTTGGTCGCAGAGCCGGAAAAGGAGAACGGATTGTTCCCGGAGGTCGGCGACCCGGCTAACGAGGACGACCCGGAGGACGAAACGGCGGATATGTAAGCAATGGAGCCGATATTGCTAACAGACCGGGAAGAATACCAATTTGTAACCGATAGGGGGTTTTGCCCCCTATTGGATTACAAGCGGTTTACAATGGATATTCGGTTGCGTGTCGAAATCCAACGGGAATTGTTCGGGCATTGCGTTTTTGGTCGTGGGAATATCCCACAGGCAAACGAACGGTTTTTCCGGTGGGTTTGGGAGCATAAGCCGCACAGATGCGAGGAATGTTTAAAGCCGTTACGGAATTATTCCGCCGTTTATTGTTCGCATATATTGACCCGTGGAGCGTTTCCCGAAATGGCGCATGATGCAAGAAATATAAATATACTATGTTTTGAACATCATTCATGTTGGGAGAATGGGGATAAAACGAAAATGCGTATATATTCCGGCAATATGAGAATGATTGAATTAATGAAAAATGAGTATGCAAATTTGGAAAGATATTGAGGGTTACAAAGGACATTATCAAATTTCTAATTATGGCAATGTTCGTTCCTTAAAAAAGGATGCGTTTCTAATGAAAGGCGGATATTTGAAAGGATATAAAATAATTAGTTTATGGAAAAATGGAACCGGGAAAATGTTCCGTGTTCATAGATTAGTTGCGGCGGCTTTCATTCCGAACCCGGAAAACAAACCATGTATCGACCATATCGACGGCGACCGAGCCAATAACCATGCAGATAATTTGCGTTGGGTTACGGTTAAAGAAAATCAGAATAACCCAATAACAAAATCTAAATGGATTGGAAAAAAAGCGAAACCGCACCACGAAAAAGCGGTTGAGCAAATAAAAAACGGTATTGTTGTAAATGTATTTGTTAGCATACAAGAAGCCGCCCGAAAAGGCAATTTTTCGGCAACGGCAATTTGTAAGGTATGTAAAGGGAAAGGAAATTTGCATAAGGGTTATAAATGGAGATATAAAAAATGAGAATCAAAAAGAGGCAACCCGATTACGGGGCAATTTCCCGCCGTTCAATCAAAAATGATTTCAGACGGGTACAAACATACCCGGAAAGGGAGAAGCGCCCGCAAATCGAAAATCCGCCCGAAATAAATGCAGAAAGACGTGTTTTGTTTGTTGGCGAAAATTCAGGTTATTACAAATTGCGTTCTTTCATTGTTGGTAAATTGGTTCGATTAGTTCAAAAATCAAGCGTCGGCGGTTGGGTTTGTGAGTTCGTACACGACGACGACCGAAAAGCGATAAACCATGCCGCCGGATGGTCGGACAATAAGAAACAATATTTGTTGGATTGCATAAAATTCAAGTGACATGAAAATAAAATCAGAAACCGGATATAAAATTGCGTTATACACGTTCGTGACGTTAACGGTTGCGTCTTATATGTGGGCGTTGTATAGTATAATTGTTTGGATAATTAAAGCGTTTTTTGTATGAGTGTAAACAAGGTTATTTTGATGGGACATACCGGGAAAGCCCCGGATTTTAGGGAGTTCGACAACGGGGGTTGCGTGGCGACCTTTTCGTTGGCAACCACGAAACGAGGTTATACCACAAAGGACGGGCGGCAAATCCCGGAGCGTACCGAATGGCATAACGTCGTATTGCAAAACGGGTTGGCAAAGGTCGCCAATCAGTACGTCAAAAAGGGCGACAAACTGTATATTGAGGGCGAATTGAGAACCCGGAGTTATGACGATGCGCAAGGCGTCAAACGGTATGTTACCGAGATAGTCGCAACCGATATGGAAATGTTGACCCCGAAAGCGAACGGAGCCGGGGCGCAAGTACCGCCGCCGCCCGTGCCGGATGCACCCGCCCCCGACGAAAACGACGATTTACCATTTTAAGCCATGGACGATATGGGAGCGATAAACGGACGGGTTATTTACAGCCCAAAAGGTAAAGCCGGGGAATACGCCGAGAACGCCGCCAATTTCTTTGTCGGTTGTTCCAACGGTTGTACTTACTGTTATTTGCGCAAAGGTCGTGGCGCAAAGGTATTGGGAGGCAGTCGCCCGGAGTTGAAAAAGACGTTGCGGGAATATCCATACGCTTTGGATATTTTCAAAAACGAATTGTTGGCGCATAAGGAGGAATTGCAGAAAACGGGGTTATTCTTTTCGTTCACGACCGACCCGTTGTTGCCGGAAACGGAACGGTTGACCCGTCAAGCGGTCGGCGTATGCCAACGCCACGACGTCCCGGTTAAGATATTGAGCAAATGCGCCGAGGGGTTGAACCGCTTCATTGATTTTGCCGAGGCGTCCGAGGGTTGGGACGTGTCCCGTATCGCTTTGGGCGCAACATTGACAGGTTGCGACGAATTGGAGCCGAACGCCGCCCCAAATACGATGCGGGTTAATGTGTTGGCACGGGCAAAACGCCACGGGTTCCGCACCTTTGCAAGCGTGGAGCCAATCCCGCCGGGAATGTACGACCGGGCAATTGGGATAATCAGATTGTCGTATCCGTTCGTTGACCTGTATAAAATCGGGTTGCAGAGCGGCGGCAAATATCCGAAACGGGAAATACGATTGATTTACGACACGATTACGGAACATTGGGACGCCAGCCCGCAACAACCCCGTATCTATTGGAAAGATAGTATTGTTAATCCGTTGGGGATTGACCGGGGAGAATTGCCGGGGTATTGTGTCCCTGTTAATTGGGATTTGTTTAACAATGAAAAGTGAAATACGGGTTGAGGTTCCCGCCGATTGCCGATTGGTCGGAGTAAGGACGGACGGCGATATTGTCGTTATCATTTACGAGCCAATCCAAAACGTCCGGCAAATTGGATTTATCCATTACCCGGAACCCGACGAAACCGAGGAACCCGAAAATAAAAAGTAAATATGCAGTACAGCAATAAGGATTACAACCCGGAAAAGCACGACCGTTGGCGTGCGTTGACCGTAAAACAGCCATACGCAAATGATTTGGTAACGGAGGCGTACAAGGACGAAAACGGTATTGTTTACGGGAAAAAGACAATTGAAGTTCGGAGCAAAAACACGTCCTATCGTGGCGACGTGCTGATATGTTCCGCAGCGTCTCCGGTTTATCCGGGAATGGAAAGCGGCGTTACTTTGGGATTGGTTGAGTTGTACGACGTAAAGCCGATAAAAGAGTTTACGCCGGAGGATTGGGAAAACACCCGGATTCCAAAGGAAAAGAGGGCGAAAATAACAAAGGGTTTCGGATGGATGATGCGGAACCCCCGCCGGGTTGTTGAGTTTCCAATTAAGGGGCAATTGGGTATCTATAATCTCGTATATACCAAAGGCGTAATAACCGAATACCCACGGGCGTTGGTAGTTGATAAACAGAGTTACGAATTATTAAACAGAAAAGGAAATGAGTAAAAAACAAGTTGGAATTATCCGCAACAATGGCGACGTACATACGGCGCAAATTGGGTTTCATATCGGACGGGTTGGCGTATCTGTTTACGTCCGGGAATATTGGAAATATAAGAGTTGGTTTATTATTCCCGGCGTGTCTGTGGATGCGGTCAACGGTTACGACCGTTACGTTGACATTGAGGCGAAAATATTGTTTGTCGGCATTGGCATACGGTTTATATGGATTAAAAGAAAGGTAAAACGATGAAAGCAAAGATTTTATTGTTATCTTTGGCAACGCTTTTGTTGGGGGCGTGCCAAAGCGAGAACGAACCAACGGAAACATTTTATTTACTTCAAAAATCCGAGAGCATGGAAGAAAGAAACGAGTTTGTAACGAATACCACGGCGGCAATGATACAGATAAACGCCCCCCGGTATAATTGCGAGATTGTCGAAACCGCATTAGCGGGCGGCGATAGGGTACGAATTTGCGTAAAAGGCGCAAAGGAAGATTTGGACGCATTGTTTGACTATGTAAACGAAGCGGGAAAAGAATGAGAGTAAAGCGACCCGAACCGTTCGACCCAAACAGAGAGTACAACCCCGGCGAACGTTGCGTTTACCGGGGTATGGTATTGATTGCCGAGATATGGACGAAAGCCGCCCAAAGGTTAGCAGACGACCCCGGAACCCTATTTTGCCAACGGTGCGTCCGTTGCAAGATAGACCGGGACGTTTGCACCGGGGCGCATTTACAATGCGATAAGTACAACAGAACCGACCGAAAAACGATATTTTGGCGGTTGGCATATCCAAAAACAGTAAGAACGAATAAAAAATTAGAGCGATGACAGAAAGTAAATTAAACCCGTTTGATGCGGAATTGTTGGTTATGATTGGCGATATTGCCAAAAGCCAACCGGAAGTCGAGGAAAAACCCGACCGTTACGAAATCACGGTTGACACAACCGAGATACAGGGAAACGCAATTGAAGCACTAAAACAGGCTGTCGCCGGACGATTGGGGAAACGCTTGTTAGTTACCCACACGTTAGACGCCGCCGTTGTTTTCAACGTCGAGTACGACCCGACGGAATACCCGGAACAAATCCGCACCCGGTTAGTTGAGCCGGACGCCACGGCGGGAACCCGATATTGCCGCACGTTGTTAGAAGTTGACGCAATACAGGTGCGCCGGGACAATTTGGACGACCTGTTGAGATTTACCGGAGGCGGAACCATGACGATACCGAGAACCCCGAACGGGCGGGCGGTTTATTCGTTCCCGGACGGAAACGGCATTTTTATTGACGCCCCGGAAACGTATTGTCCGGGAGCCGGACGGACGATTGACAACCCGCCCGGAAAGAGAGTTTAACCGGGAGTTTGAGCCGAAAGGCGTAAGCGCACCGAAAGAACCCGGCGATAAGGGATGCGGGAATTGCGCCAACTTTACAAACGAGGACGTCAACGGGAACGGTTATTGCGAGGCGTTCAAATGCGAACAATCGTGCGGCGTTATGCCGTGTCAAGAGTATAAACCCAAAAATCAATAAAGCGATGAACAAAAGAGAAAAGTTTTTGAAAGAGATTGCCGAGGTTATCAACCGTAATTCTTTGGAGGCGCATTTTAACGATACCCCGGATTACATATTGGCGAAAGTCGCAGTTGAAGCAATGGAGAATTTCGCCGAAGCGTCCGCACGGAGGGACAATTGGCACGGGTTCAAAGAAGCCGATAAGCCGGGCGAGGTTGTGCGGAATGAGGATTGCGACAATTGCCCGGTTCGGGGGATTTGCCCGGAGCATAAGAAGCCGGAGGCGTTCGACGTCCCAAAGGAGGTGCGAGCAGTGGCGGAATTTTTCGGCAAGATGTTCCCCGGTTCCAAAGTAGAAATACACCGGGTCGAAATGCCGAAAAGGAACCCACGGGATAAACGCCGGGCAAAGAACAAAAGGAAAGGGGGCAACAATGGGAAAAAGTAATTGCCCCGGACAATCGAAGCCCGAAAAGATATGCGGGACGTGTCGTTATTTTAACCCGGAATATCCGATAAACGGGAAACCCCGCCCGGTATGTTTAGCGTTGAAAGAAACCAAAGACGGGCATACGTATAAAATCACATTAGGAGTTGAACCGCATTTTCATTGCTCAAACGGAAAGTATGAAAATGGAATAGGACGATAGAGCAATAGCCCCGGAAACAAAGCCGGGGTTTTGCCGTTTATATGTGAGAGAGAACAAACGGTTGGCAATGCGGCGAAAAAGCCGTAAATTTGCCCCGTGGTTAAAAGATAACCACCGAGATATAGAAAGTATTGAATAAGACAATAAAGCCTCTTAAAATGAAAATTCCGTGCAAATAACTTGCAAAAGGGTCAGCAACGTTTTAAGGAGGTAAACAGGGGAAAGGATAAAGCCCGGAACGAAAGAACAAAGGCAAAGGAGCCGATAAGGAACCAAGCCAAAGGACGAAAAGGCGTAAAAGGCAGATTTTGACCCCTGTTTGACATTAAAAGAGGTTAGACGATGAAAAAGAGAAAGAAGCCATTAGGCTACAACAAACGTTCCGAGGAACAACGAATTTATGACATTCGGTTTTGTGCCGATTTATTTTTGCGTGGTTATTCGTACCGGGAAATTGCGGACGCATTGAACCGGGATTTGTCCGCCCGTGGAATGGGTTATACAATAACCTTTCAAATGGTTTATTACGATTTGCAACAATGCCTTATCGAATGGAAGCGGGAACGGTTGGAAAGTATCGACGAATACGTTACACAGGAATTGCGCAAACTTGATAAGATGGAGCAACAAGCATGGGAGGCGTGGGAGGCGTCGAAAACCGGAAAGATGCGCACCAAAGAGAAAACCAACAAAGGGCGACCAATCAAAACCGATGCCGAGGACGGCGACCCGGAATATTACGGGTACAATGAAACCGCAACCGAAACGTCCGCCGGGAACCCACGGTTTTTGGATTTGCTTTTGAATATCCAACAACGCCGGGCAAAGATGTTAGGGTTTGACGCCCCGGTTAAAATTGAGATACCCGGATATAACGCCACGACCGACGACGACAAACCAAAGTACGACGTTAAAGCAATCCCGGACGATTTATTGTTTGCATTGGCGGACAAATTACAATCCGCCGAATACCAAAAGGCATTAGCCGAGAAAGGAGGGGCGCAATAATGGCAAAGAGAGTAACCGCACCCCGTCCGGGAACCAAGCAACCGGAATGGCAAACCGAGATTTGCGACACGTGCCGTTTTTCGGAATGGATAACGGACGACCATAGACACCGGGATTTAAACGGGAACCCGATTTGTTTACGTTGCCCGCATTATGAATTTTACATTGTCCGAGGTCGTCGGGCGTGTTCTAAATGGGAGAAAGGAGCAAAGCAATGAACAACGAACAATTATTGCAGATGTACGACGCAATCCGGCAACAACCGGATTTGCTTGTTAAAGCCGCCGCCCGTAAACGCCTTATCAACTTTGCCCGGTATATGCAACCGGATTTAGTATTAGAGCCGTTCCACGTCGTTTATTATACGTTGTTGGATATGTTCGCACACGGCAAAATACGAAAGATGATTGTACAACAACCGCCCCAACATGGCAAATCGGAGGGGTCGAGCCGTAAATTACCCGCATTTATGTTGGGGTTAGACCCCGACCGCAAAATATGTATCGGTTCGTATGCGGCGACAATCGCACGGGATTTTAACCGGGACGTTCAACGAATAATCGACACGCCCCGGTATCGTGAATTATTCCCCGGCACGTACTTAAATGGGTCAAACGTCGTAACAATGGCTAATACCTATTTGCGCAATTCCGATGTTATCGAAATGGTAGGGCGTAAGGGGTCGTTGCATGTCGTCGGTCGTGGCGGTTCGCTGACGTCTAAAACCGTGGACGTTTCGATATTGGACGACGTGTATAAGGATTACGCCGAGGGTAACAGCCCGATAGTACGGGCGGCGGCGTGGAAATGGTACACGACCGTTGTACGCACCCGTTTACACAACGATAGTCAAGAATTGATTGTATTTACCCGTTGGCACGACGACGATTTGATAGGGCGCATTGAAAAGAGCGGCGAAACGATTATTGATGTTAAGTGTTGGGCGGATTTAGAGAACGTAACGCCGGGGGCGTGGGTGCGCATAAATTTTGAGGGATTGAAAACCGGGGAACCGACCGAGATAGACCCACGGGAACCGGGGGCGGCATTATGGGAAAGCCGACACAGTAAGCAAAAGTTGGAAGCGCAAAAAGCATTAGACCCGGTACAATTTCAATGCCTCTATCAAGGCAACCCCGGTTCCGCCGAGGGTCGATTATATCAACCGTTCAAAACATGGGTTGAAAAATCCGATTACGGCACGTACATACGTTCCGGCGCATACATAGATGTTGCCGATGAGGGGGACGACCTTTTGTTTGCCGCCACGTATGACGTTTATAAATCGGACAACATGATTTTCAACGAGAAAACAAAGCGTATGGAACCGTTGTTATTTGCTTTAATTACGGATATGGAAATGACGGACGAAAATACGGACGTTACAACCGTAACCGTTCCGGCAATGATTAACAGGAACGGCACGCAAAAAGTATGGGTTGAGAGTAACAACGGCGGTGCGGGTTACGAAAAGGTTATTAAAAAGAAAATGCGGGCAATGACAGACCCGTTTTATCAAGGCGGCAATAAGGAAAGCCGGATAATTACGGCGTCCGCAATGGTAAATCAAAGTATTATTATGCCGTTCGGTTGGGAAACCCGGTACAAAGCGATTTACGACCATGTAACCGGATTTTTGCGCAATTTCGGAGCCAACACGCACGACGACCCGGAGGACGGATTGACCGGGATATATGAAAAGGAGATTGCGGACGGCAATATACAGCCATACGCACACGCAAACCGAGGCGTAAGACGACGCAATTAGCAATATTTTTGAGATATGCAAGATTATCCGGGAAAAAGTTTATAACTTTGTAACCGAAACGAGGGGGCAAAGGGACAGCCCCGGAGAAAGTAACAATATTTTTAACGTTAAAAACAAAGAAGTATGATTTGTAAATGTCCGGCGGGGGCGGCGTTGCCCGATGTACCCGCAATTACGTGTTCGGAAAGTTTCGGACAGGTTCAGAAAGTGGCTTTTCAACGTCTTATGAAAGACGACAGAAGCAAAAACAGTTTTACGAGTGAAAAAGCGATTACGGCGTTAGCGTCATGGACGCCCCTGTTATCGGCGGCGGATAGCACGAAAATAGTTGTTTCGCCGTATATCCAAGCCCCGACCGCCGAGGCGGGAGCCGCCCGCACCTTTGGAGGCGGTAACGAAACGTTAGGAGGCGTCGAAGAAATTATTGGACGTGAACCGACCCCGTTTACCGGAGTTATTCGCAAAGCTCCGCAAGCGGTTATCAAGGCATTAAAGGAAATGCAATGCGAAAGTTGGGGCGACAATTTGGGTATCTTCATTTTCGACGAAAACGGCGCAATCGGCGCAATCAAGGGGAGTACAGACGGTACATATTACCCGATACCGATACGTTCGTTGTTTATCGGCGATAAGACGTTGGGCGGATTGGAAGCCCCGGACAGCAACGCAATACAATGGTCGTTTTTGCCGAATTGGTCGGACGATTTGGCGATTGTTGCCCCGGCGTTTAACCCGCTTACGGATTTGAAACCCGCATAAGAGTAATGACGGCGAAAGTTACAAAGGTCGTGTTGGAGTGTCCGACCCTTAACACGATTGAAGAATTTGAGATTAACCACGCCGAACGCCTGTTACGGATGCCTAACAATGGCGGTTGGCAGTTGCCCGAAAAAACACCTTTTGAATTTAGCAAAGAAAATGGGATTAGATATAAAACGCATAAGAAAGGAAATAACGGAACCGAGGAAAAAGGCGACGATAAATAAAGCGGTCATACACCAAAACCGCATTAAATTTCACGCCCAAACCAACGTAACGCCCTTAATGTGTTTACCCACGACCGATTTTTTGGCATGGGTTCAAAATCTTATCCCGCACGATAAATTCAAAATCTTCAAAACATTGTTCCGTTACCCCGTTCGTACCAACGAGGTAACGGGCATTTGTTTTGATAAGTTAAGCCGTATTTTCGACGGTCGTAACCCGGCGTTCAACTATCAATTTCAAAACACGGAACAACGGGACGATTGGGAGTATTACCGCCAAGATGTATTAAAGGAGCCGGAAATTTGGAGTACGAAAGGTTGGGAGTTTTTCAAGACGGAAATAAACAGCGTATTAATAGTTGATTTGCCCGCCGAGCAAAACCCCGCCGACCGATACCCGACCCCGTATTTTTATTGGCTACCTATCGAAAGCGTCATAACCTTTGAGGCAAACCGGACAACCGGGGTTATGGATTGGATAATTTTCCGCCAACCCGATAAACGTATTGCAGTTATTGACGATGAACGATACAGAGTATTTGCAGAGGACGACGGCGGCAACATAGGCGAATTATTGGTTGATAACCCACACGATTTGCGCTATTGCCCCGCCCGTTTCTTTTGGAACGAGCCAATGAATTTGCGAGAACCGGACGTTAAACAATCCCCGCTAACAAAAGAATTGGAGGCGTTGGATTGGTTTTTGTTTTTCCATATATCGAAGCGGCATTTGGATATGTACGGGGCGTACCCGATATATTCCGGTTACGAACAATCGTGCGATTTTACAAACGCCGAAAACGGCGATTATTGCGACGGTGGATTTTTGAAAGACAAACAAGGGTATTACAGGTTAGACCAAGCCGGGTTATTGATGCGTTGCCCCAAGTGCGGCGACAAACGGATTACCGGGGCGGGTTCCTTTGTTGAAATACCGATACCGGACGGGGACAAACAACCCGATTTGCGGAACCCGGTACAAATGTTGACCGTTGACCGTACAAGTTTGGATTATAACGTTGAGGAAGAAAAGCGATTGCGGGAAAACATTATTACCGCCGTCGTCGGACAAAACGAGGAAGTAACCCAACGGGAGGCATTCAACGAACAACAGGTTAAAGCCGCATTTGAGAGCCAAAGCACGGTATTAAACCGAGTGAAAAAAGGCTTTGAAGCCGCCCAACAGTTCGTCGATGAAACGGTTTGCCGATTGCGATACGGCAATATGTTCGTATCTGCAAAAGTCAATTACGGCACGGAGTTCTATTTGTACGACGCAAGCGAGTTGCGGAACCGTTACAAGTTGGCAAAGGAAAGCGGCGCAAGTGAGGCAGAATTGGACGCCCTACAAAATCGGATTATCGAAACGGAGTACCGGAACAACCCAACCCAATTGCAACGTATGTTGATATTGGCAGAGTTGGAGCCGTACCGCCATTTGACCCGGAACGAGGTATTGGATTTGTACGGGCGTAACTTAATCCCGGAGAATGAATTGCGTATAAAGTTGAATTTCGCTAACTTTGTCCGCAGGTTTGAACGGGAGAATACAAACATTTTGGAGTTTGGAACGCAAATACCATTCGACAAAAAGATTTCAGTAATAACAAGTAAATTTAACGAGTATGCACGTAAAGACAGCAACTGAGGGTAAAACAAAGGACGTCGCAATTACTGACGTCACCCCCGAAAACTACATTGTACCGAGTAATGAACAACATTTGTATCATTGCGTTATTGAGGTACGCAAGTTTGACAGCGAAACGGGCAAACGCTTATCCGTTCCCCGTATCCAGAAGTTCGGCAAAAAGTCCTTTGAAAACGGCATTTTGGACGCACTGAAAAAACAGGGTTACACGATTACCGTATTGCACGACCCCAACGAGTACGTCAAGGCGCAAGCCGAGGAAAAAGCGGCACGAACCGCCGCACAGCAGAAAGCCGCCGAGGAAAAAGCCGCCGCCGATGCAAAGGCAAAGGCAGAAGCCGAGGCGAAAGCCAAAGCCGAGGAAAAAGCGGCGTTAAAGGCTGAAATTTTGGCGGAATTGAAAGCGGCGGGAGTTATCCCGGCGGAACCCGCCAAAGAAACCAAAGCCGAGGACAAACCCGGAGCGAAAAAGTAACAGAGTATTAAACAATTAAAAAATACGATTATGGCACAGATTGCACAGCAGGACAATTTGGTTATTGAAGTAACAACAACCGCCGCCGCATTGGATGGCGCAACAAAGAAAAAGTTGATTGAATGTATTGAGGGCGGAACAATTACCGACGTAATTTTGGTAACAACAGAGGTTGCAAAGAAAATCAGCCATGCACGTGTTGTTAGTTGGTTGGTTGACACAACCGGGGATTCGCCAAAATACACAATTCATATTATTAACGCAAACAGCGGAGCAGTAGCAGCAATCGCACTTAATTAATTCAAAGGGAAAGAATTATGTTAACGAGAGAAATTTTAGTTGCAAATGCGGCATTAGCCGGATTAACCGACGAACAAATTGCGGCAATTACAACATTGTCCGCCAACGACGAAAATAGCGTTATCGCCAAAAAGACGGGCGAAATTTACGGCGGATTGGATGCCGATATTTTGGCGGTGTCCGGTATCGCAAAGAACGGAACCGAAAAGACGTTTGATTACGCAAAACGTGTGGTCGCCGAGTTCAAAACCAAAGCGGAAAGCGCAAGCGCATTGCAAACCCAAATCGACAGTCTGACGAAAGAAAAGGCACGTTTGGAAAAGGCAATTGCCGACGGTGCGAGCGATGCGGAAACCGCAAAGGCGTTG